CAGAATCCCTTAAATCTGATAGTTTAGGGGTTTTATCCTGTCTATCAGCATAATTTCGGTTTAACTGGTGCAAAACAAAGAAAGGTTTGTTTACTTCCATAGCAGCTAGTTTTAATTCTCTTGAAATCTCGCCGATTCTTTCATAGCTTGTCTTATGGTTATTGCCACTTATAAGTCCTAAATAATCAATGAATACAATATCACTATCAGATTTTTTAACCATATCTCTAATTTTTTGAACTGTGATATTATATTCAGTACAAATTTTTATCGGCAATAATGGTAATTTTTCATCAATGTATCGTTTATAAACATCAAGTTCATAACTTCTGAAGGATTGAGTTCTAAATCTACTAGCATTAACTCCTGTTTGAGAACATATCAATCTGTTCTGAAGTTGTTTCATTGACATTTCTAAGCTGAAAACATCGACTTTATAACCTTGATTTGCGATACTTGCTATAAGATTTAACATCATGCAAGTTTTACCCATCGAAGTTGCTCCGGCTAAAATAATAAAATCACCCCCTTGCATACAACCGAGCTTTTCATCAATAGATGGGTATCCTGTTTTTATAATCTTTTGGTTTTCATCTTTATTTAACAAATCTAGGGCTTGATAAGAAACGGGCAAAAGTTGAGTAGTATCAATAAAATTATCCATTTCTTTTTGAATAAAATTCATATCTTGGGGAGTGCGTGCATTTTCGATAAGACGTGAAAAATATGCTTCGTGAACTTTATTAACATAAAATTTGTAGTTTACATTTGTGATGTAATTACTCTGAAGAAATAAAACTGTTTCTATTTCTTTAGGATTTTTCATTAAATCAGTAACAGTAAATACATTTACTTCTTTGTTAGAGTTCATTAAGTGTTCGCAGATTTCAAACACCTTAGCGAAAGTTCTATTCAAAAACATTTTTTGAGAAAGAACACTTAACAAGGTTTTTTGCATATCCCTCTCTGAAGCAAGTAGCATAATAATTAGCTCTTGTTCATATTCGTTAAGCAAACGCATTATATGATTTATTCTCCCTATATCTATCTTCATCCCGTTGGCTACTTTGATATTTATGCCAATTATTAAGAGAAATTATTGTGTGAGTTGGATTAGTTGTAATTTTTATATCATTAGTTGATTCTAATTTTTTCAAAGCCGTTCTAACTTGTTGTACTGATAAACCTGTTTCATTAGCTAAACTTCTAAATCCTGTTATTGTTTCTCCGGCTTTCAGTTCTAACCCTATATGTCGTGTTTTTTTATATTGAGCAATAAGTATCAGATGTATGAATAGAGTTTTACAAGGAACATCTTTGTACCACTCCCAATCCACCAATTTCCGATATATTTTTACCCAAGTTTCATCATTCATTATTCTTCAACAACATCAACATATTTGTTTTGTTCACTATCCCATTTAACTTTTTGGAATCCCCACCCAATTAGCTCAACATCTTCTTTTACTCTAGTTTGACCTTTTGGAATATACCGGTTTATACCAAGTTTTCCGGTAACTCTTATGTAATCTCCCTCTTTTACTGTTTCAGCTAATCTTTCAGCAGTTTCGCCGTTTCTGGTATTGAAAAAAGTTATGGGAAAACTCTCATATTCATCTTTTTTCGGTAATTTTTTGGCGAGTAAAATTTTAGTAAAACAACTTCCTTTTTCAGAATATTTTATTTCTATCCAATTCACTCGACCTAATATTTCAAATTTGTTCATTATTATCTCCTCTTTCTAGGTCAATGATTTCATCATCATTCCAATTTGTTTCATCTTTGATATTGAACATATCAATATCAATTTTTGATTTTGTTGTATTATCCATAGCTAATGCTTTTTGCATTTCAACAGATTTTGGTAACAGTTTCATAATCTGAATCAATACAGTCTTTTTGCACATAGCATCACGATCCTTTACCCAAGGAGAGTTTTTATCAAATTCTTTTTTGGTTTTATCGAAAGTTTTGCTATGTTTTTTGCCGTGTTCGATACAATCTTCAATGCTCATAACATTGAATAATGTTGCACCATTATTTAGTTTTGCGACAACATAAAATGCGATTGGTTCGCCTTTATCCTTTAATTTAGGAATATGCTTGATAAAAGGTGTTGTTCCATAAGCATATTCAAATTCTTCTTTTTCAAAAACTGTACGGACTTCAATACTCAAAGCCAATTCGTGCCTATAAAATAGAGTGATATAACCTTTGTAACCAATTTGGAATTGGACTTCTTTAATTTTTATCCATTCGTTTCCGACTTTTTTTGAATTGTTATAATCAATTAAATATGCTTGACCTTCAATATTTGGTTCTAAGCCAAGTTGAGCCGCTTGAAATAATGCACCAAGAAAACTCTCCGGAGTACAATCAGCAAGTCCGGGATTTAGTCTTAATGTTGTAAGTGCAATTCTAACAAGTCTTTCTGCGTTTAAATGAGCCGGTAAAGCCTTACCAAGTTCATTAACTGATTTTTTAATTAGTTCTTCAATAGGCTTACTTTTTTGTCTTTGAGCCAAAGCCTTTTCTTTTAATGTAGCAATTTGTGTGGACATTAGTTTTCCTTTCTAGGCTTCAAGCCAATATTTTTTGTATTTTGATAATTTCCCAAACGCATTTCTTTCCCTAACCCATTCATCTTGAATAGGGTATTCTTTGCGTAAATGCCTAATAACACTCTGTAAATCAATAACTCCTTTTTGAGCAGCTTCACGGGTTGTAATAGTGTTGCCGGCTTTTAAGAAATTCAAAATAAACATACATTGGCTTTGCCTTTGTTCTTGTACTTCTTTTTCTTCTGACATTTTTTACTCCTTTTTAATTTTGTATCTATAATTCAAAGTTCCCCTACGCAGCTTTTTTATTAGCAGTAATTCTTAAAACTCTAGTAGAGGATTTATCAAGATATTTTTCATAAATTCCATCAGCTTTAAGTTTTTCAACACTAACTTTATTACTTGTTTGAGCTTTCCAAGTAACTTTATATTTCTCTGTTAAGATTCCAATGTGATTACTAATTGCATTTTTCAAATCAAGTTCTAAAACTTCTTTTTCTTCTTCAAGAACAGAAATATTACTTTTAACTTTCTGAAGTTGTGCAATTTTTGTTTCAATTTCTTGATTTTCAACAAATTCTTCATTATGAGTAGGGAACATTTTTAAAATGACTTCATTATCACTAGGAGAAACCGGTGGTGGAGTTTTTGTTTTAACGTGATTCCAAAATTCTTTAGCCATTTCAACCATTGTGTCAAATAGCTCTTTATCAAAATCAATCGGTTTAGATTTAAAGGTTTGTCCACCGATTAAAACGGCAATATATCCACGTTTTCTGCCTGTAATTCCTAAATACCAAATAACTTGTAAAATGTATTCATTTGGGATTTCATCTCCTTCCCATTCTTCTTTTTTATGAATACCACACGTTTTACACTCCAAAAGTTCATCACTATTTGTAATAAGTCTATCAACGTGTGCAACCATATATGGATATTTTCGATGTCTGTACATTTTAGATTGTTTGCGAACTTGTTTTTGATTTTCTCTAGCAAATTTTTGAGCAACAAATTCTTCTAATTCTGTACCTAATTGTACGGCTTCGATTTTTGATAAATCATCTGGTTCAACTTCGCCGATTTTTTCAAGCCATAATTTAAGTGGAGTTTTCCAACGGCTCAAACCCATAACGGCAGCTATATCTGAACCACCAATGTAATTTCTACGTTCTTCTGTTGTAAACATTTTGCTCCTTTCTTTCGCAATACAAAGTAAACCTTTGTAAACAAAACGTAAAACAAGGTTGAATTTGGGTAAAAGATATTTTACAATATTATATGTAAAATGGTTTTACCTTTGATACACCTATTACTCTCGAATATTAGACCATTTGTGATAGAGGATTTTCAGTCCTGCATGTAAAATATTATGAGGTAATTTTAAAAATTAGTCAATATTATTTTACTAATTGTAAAATAATATTTTACAAATTAACATAACCTTATAAAAACAATATATTGAGGAAAATAATATGGCAAAGAGAACAATTTTAGATGTACCTACTGAATTTCTTTTAGAAGATATTATCAATAGTTACAAGGAAATTATCGGAAAAATATCTTTAGAAGATTTTGCCAAAATTCTTAATACTTCCAAACAAAATATTAGTGGTCGTAAGAGTTATGGTGGTAATCTTCTTGAAAAAGAAAGATTATTACTTATAAAGCATTTAGCTCAAAGCAATAACAAAGATAATATTCTTTATAAAAAACTTACTGAAAATATGAATATCTTAATAAAAAACGAGCTAAAAGAGGATTTTATAGAAATCGACATACCGGTTAGAGGAGATGTTGATGTAAGTTGTGGACACGGAGTTTCAGTTTATAATGAAAATCCTACCGGAACTTGCAAAATCTCGCAAACAGTATTAAAGGATTATGGTGCTAATGTAAAAAGCACAGAGATAGTTTATGCAACCGGAGATAGTATGTCGCCAGAAATTGAAGCCGGCGATGCACTATTGGTTGATACTTCACAACGTGATATTATAGACGGAGTTGTCTATGTTTTCAGCTATGACGGACAACCTATGTGCAAGCGACTTCAAAGAACGGCTGACTCTTTTAAAGCAATTTCAAAAAATCCTCAATATGAGCCGTTTGATATTGATAGAACATTAGATTTTAGAATTGTTGGTAAAGTTGTTGGCTTTATGCGACCAATTCGCTAACTTCACAGATTTTAGTTTCATCTATTTCTGATTGAAAAGTATTATTATCTAATTCATATTTTTCAATATCTTCATAGCAATAATTCCATAATAGCTCTGCAAGTTCGTATTCTTCGATATTGTCAAAATCAATATTTTTATCGGGACAATTTGATTTTATAAAATCAATGGCCTTGTTATATGGTAGTTCAAAAGTTCTACCAGAAATTTCATTAACTGAAAAGTTAAAACTTTTTATTTTCATTTGTTACCTCTTATAATATTTTCTATTCCCGCATATATTAGCTCATAATACATATCAAAAGTTGTATTACATTTATCACAAATACACCGATAAAATAAATATGGGTTTTGTATTTCACTACCACAATATGTAATTTTTTGACTGTTACAAATTGGACATTTGTTTTCATCATAATATTTTTCTTCTGCCATAAAGTTCTCCTTAATCATCAAATCTAAATGCAATATAATCAGCTTCGCCATTTTGTAAAGCATCAAATTCATAATCTTTGACATATTTTTTCAGTTCGGGGTTTTCGTCAAATGCAGATAAATCAACCCAATTATCAGTTGAATCAAATTCTAATCCTGTAATTAGATTGATTTCTTGCATAGATTCTACATCTTGTAAACTTGTAATAACTTTGTCTATCATTTATTTTTCCTTTCAAATTCTTGTATTTCTTTTTGCCAAGAACCAATCGATATGTTATAAACATTGATTTTGTTTGTTAGAATAAACTGATATGCTTCCTCAAAATTCAGAAAAGTTATATCAGCACTATCAATTCTTGACCACATTTTACCGGTATTTTTATCATTGTAAAAAGCAAGGGTTTTCGTTCCATAATATCCACTTCCAAAAGAAATACCACTTGTTTTATCTTTAATATATTGATTCTCATATAAATTTGCATAATCATATTCTTCCGGAAGTGAATGTTGGTTAAATTGTATTTTTAATTGTTGCATTTATTTATCACACATACTCCTTTCTATTATGCACTTTCTTTATTTATCATATATTGTAATTCGTTATACATATCTCTATATAATCGGTACAAATCTTTTGAATAATTTTTTAGAGAAATGTATTTATCTGTATCTTTATATTTTTCAAGAGAAAATGACTCTAAAACATAATCTTCCATATTTATCAATGGACTCTCGCCAAGTTCATATAAGTCGTGATAATCAAGTTGGTAAATAAGGTCTGCAAAATAATCATATATTTCAAAATCGTTGCCTTGTACAAAAAAATCATAGTAACTATAGCTATAAGTATTATTTGAATACCATATATCATCTTCAACAACACCTTCTTCAGCATTACAAATAAAAGACTCTCCTTTGTTATTTAAAAAAGCAAATTTGTTATTAGAACCTATTGCATGTTCAATAAGTTTCATTATTGCTTCATTTTTCACAAAATCCGTTGATAAATTTTTCAAATATTTATCTATAAAAATAACTGTATCAGATACTTTAGATTTTCTTGGTACATCTATATCTAATATGCCGTTATGAATCATAACTAAACTGTCATTCACAATATGTGGGTGGCAATTATTTTCATCATTCAATCCAGATGTTCCAATACGACAATGGATTAACATATCTCCTTCAGCAAGTTTTTCAGCTTTTCTAACTGCTTTTATAAAATTCTTTTTGTTAAAAATCCCTTTAACAACATACAATTTACCATCTTTTGCATAAGCTATTCCTGCTCCATCACGATTGTTATCAAAACAATTTGCTAAATATTCATCACTAATTTCTTTACCTTGTGGTTTTACTATTGCTATACACATTATGCTGCTATCCTTTCTTCTTCAAATCTTTGTACAATACCCATTTCATAGATAAATGCGAATAGGTCTGGATATAAAACACTATTCTTTTTTAAGAACTCGATATAATCGCCTGTATTTGCAGAATGATAAGTTTCTTCTTTAGATTTTGCGTAATCAACAAGCGAAAAAACTGTTTGTAGATTTTTCTTAATTCGTTCTATTCTTGTATTGGAGTTAAAAATTCTAAATTCATAAGTTCCGGTTCTCGGATCATAATTTAAAGCTGTATATCGGTCTAAGACTATATACGGATATTTTGAATCATCTGACAGTATATCAGTTGCACTTCTAGCATCTTTATATTTACACCAACTATCAATTTCAGACTGCTTTCTTTGAGTGATTGCTTTCCAAACTTCCATATTTGTTTCAGACTCTGAATAAAGAACATTTCTCAAAGCACATAACATTTTTTTAGAAAACACTTCTTGTGATACGTGGATATGAATACCACCTTCGTTATGACCTCGAAAACCTTTTGAACTTAGGAATTTCATACCTCGTTCGATATTTGGTATAAATTTTTCAGCAATATAACCTCTTGTCATTGGTTGAGTTACAATTTCAAATCCACAACCAATAGAACCATCATTCATCAGAACAACATCAGGTACTAAGCCTAAAAAATCATCAGCATAACTTCTATCTCCGGAAACTTCTATTTCAAGTCCGAAAAATTCTTGTGTACCTGTTTCTCCAAATACTTGTTTTTTCTGAAAATCGTCATAGTCGTGATATTTATAAATAGACTCCGGATGCTTACCTTCACAATTTGGACAATAAGAACATTCATCACTTTCGTTATAATAGTAATCATTATCGTGTACTGCTAACCCACAATCTTCACAAGTTCTATAATGATTGTCATAACAATTATTACAAACATAATTCCCGTCAAAAGTTTCTTCTACACCATCTTTTGAGAAGTATCTTTCACAACATTCACATTGACGATAATTATTATCAAGACAATCTTCACAGACGGCAATTTGTTTATCTGCAATCCAAGTTAAATTATCTTGATAATAAATTTTGCCACAATCATCACAGACATAACAACATTCATTTTTACAATTTTCACAGACAAATTTTCCATCTTCAGTTTCATAAGTATCTTCAGTTAAGAAAACTTCTCCACATTCTTCACAAGTAACAGTACAATCATTACAATAAAAACTTCCGTCAATGATATGACCATCACTAGGCAAAACCATTTTGCCACATTCTTTACAAATCATTTTTGTTCCTTTCTAAAAAAGCTCCTGTCAAATTACTGACAAGAGCTTTTTTGTTTTATATTTTTATCTTCTACGCAACCAATGGAATAGCTGACATTGGTGTTATAAATCGTTTCCAAACTTCTAACGATATTGTATTTCCATGCAAGACTTCCCCTCGCAAACCAAGTAATGAAGTTTGAATATATGTCATTTGACAACATTTGAGGTCAATGTCAATTCCTTGAAATCTTAAATCTTTTTGAGGATTAAGTCCTTTTTCACGCATTACATCAGCCAATGCTATAATCATTCCACCAGCTCCACAACAAGGTTCGGATAAAGTAAAATATCCATCTTTTTCCAATTGAGCTTTTACATTATCAATCAATGTTATTTGGGCCATCATTTTAGACAAATGATACGGGGTAAAGAATTGTCCATTACGAACATTTCCAAATCCGGCTGACATAAATACTTCGCCTAGAAAATCTTGATGTCGTTCTTCTAATGCTAATGTTGTGATTACAAGTAATTCTGCAAACTTTTTATTATTTTTATATTTACCAATTACATCAAGATATTCTTTTTCCACTTTTTTATCGTGTGCAATAACATTGTGAAAAGATAAACTAGCAATAGTTAGAAAATCTTGGAAAACCTCATAATTATTTCTACTACTATCTATACTTTCTAAGCATTTTATAAACTCTTTTTTATAATTGCGTACTTCCATAACTATTCCTTTCTTTACAAACCAAATCGAATCTGCAAAGGAATGAAGCATTAACCACTTCACTCCCTTACAAACTCTTGGGGAACTCGTTGCCATAACTAGTTATAGACTTTACTATTTACTAGTTATCTATAACTACTAAATATAATTACTAGTTAATAATTACTTCTTTATATATATAAGGCTGTGTTGATAACTGTGTTGATGTTTCAACATGCAATCGCTATAACCCAATATAACCAATGCTTTAGGGTGTGTTGATACTGTGTTGCAAACTGTGTTGCTATTTCTTGTGAAAAATGCAATATTTATTGTGATAAAAATATTACTTTTTGCAACTTACGTTATGCTATTTCACTATATGCTCAATCAACCCTAAATCCTTACATATTCTTAAAAGAAAAGCCCAATGGTTAGACAAACGCCCGCAAGGGCGTATTCATCTATACCAAAGGGCATTCATTATGCAAATCAACTAAGCCGCTTTATCTCCATTTTGCAACTCTTGCATAATTTTCTGATTAAGCTCATATAAGCATCTATCAGCAACTTGTATGTATTCAACAGGCTTTTGATATTGAGCTTCAAACTCATCATAAGCCTTTTTCTCAATCAAATCACACATAGGCTCAATAGATAGAGATAGTTTCTTCAAGTTATTTTCAATGCCTTTGATATAGTATTCATACATCAGCTTTTGTCGATTGAACTTATAAACAATGATAGAGTGTTTGTCATCAACATTTTTGATAACAAAGTCAAAGATGTTAGTTTCTTTTTTCAGCCAATGCAAAATACCTTTCCAAGAATAGATCTTATCAGTTTCTTCAAAAACGAAACCGACAGCATTTCCTCCGTAATATTGTCCGGCATAAAGTCTGCCGTAAACATACCTTAGAAGATTAAATTTTTTCTCTTTTGCCATAGTGTAATCCTTTCTTACGCAGGTGCGTATTTTTATTTTTTACTGTTTACACCATTAACCGGTGCCGGAATAAAAAATAGTGTTAATGGTTTACAACTTGCTAATCACAATTCTTGTTACAGTTCTTAACAACACCATAACTAAAAGGCTCTAGTAATCGTTGTTAGGAACTGTAACAAAATTTTCATTTTAGTGATTCGCTGGTTGTAAAATTTTTTATTACCGGCTTTAATAAGGTGAAAACAGAAAAAAATAAATAGCACCAAAGTAAGAATTGATGGAACGAAGGGAAAAGGAAGAAATTTAATCGATAAGGATTTTACAAAGACAAAATGCCGACAATATTACCTATAAAATGGTTTCGTTAAAATAAGATAACTCTATTCTTGGAAATAAGCATTGGCGACTAAAAAGAAACATACATCTAAATAAGAAAATACAAACACTCTATTTGTTTATCAATCGCTAAAAGAAGAAGAAAAGAAGAAAAGAACTTTAAGAAACAACTTTATCTATGAGCTTCGCCTTTTGCATGTAAGAATAACAAGGAATGAGTAATAACTACTATCCTCTCTAAAATCTTGTAGCTACAATTCATATACCCTAATCATCAATAACTAGAAATTGTCATTACAAGCTATAACTACAAAAAAGCATTAATTAAACAAGTTTCATCTTTAACAAGGGGTAAATTAAGTTTGGAATTTTACGTCAATCTTCTCCACTTATTGTAAAAAGGGGGGGTACCCCCCATAATCGTTCAACTCCAGAATAAGAATAAATATACCCATATTTCTCCGGACTAAAAAAGGGCAATAAAAACCCCTTATCGCTAAAGCAACAAGGGGATTGAACCTTAATGTAAAATTTGGTTTTACTCTATTATATTATTCTATTTCAAGATTTTGTAAAAGGGGTTATGTTAAATTGTAAAAGATTATTTTACAAAATAACACAACTTCTTTTAGTTTTTTGCTAGATAGTCAATAATAAGTTCATAGGTGGTACGGACATTTGAAGTAGTTTTTTATTACAAATTGAGAGAGTGTAATAAAAAGGTGGATTTCCACACTAGGGATAGACGAAAAAAGGCTGACGTATCGTAATCTATGGGGGTTACTATGTTTTCACATTGTCAAACAAAAAGTAGAATTGTTGAAACTTGGTTTTTACATAAAAACAAAGAGTTTCATAGAAGAAAATTAATTTTGGGAATTTGTCCGATTTGTGATTCTGATGTTGCAGCACTTGTTGAAACAAGAATCAAAGACGGGAAAATGTTTAGACAAGTTTTTTACAAAAAGAAGGTTGAAGATATTATAGCTTTGCTAATCAACCAAGTTTATTATGCTAGTAGTGATGCCGTAAAAAAAAGTAAAACCCCTTACGGACTATGTTATGGAGAAAACAAAGAGATTAAAAACTCTAAAGGGGAAATAGTTGAAATCCGACAAAAAAGGTGTGATTTTTTCGGATGCAAAGAACCGATTTTTAGGGATAAGCCCTCATACTCCTCCTCCTCATAAATGGTACAAGCGGTAGAAACACTACCGCATTTTTTTGACTTTAATTTAGGAGATTAATATATGGCAAGACCAAAAAAAGAAATTCCAAAGCACAAGCCTACGGCTAAGGATTGGGCAAAAATTCGTGCGTTGTATCTTCGTGGCGAAACTCTTGATTATGTTATGGAACAAATCCCAGATGTAGAAATCAGACGTTCGACTATTTCAGAACGAATGAGCCGTGAAGGTATTAACAAGAAAAAAAGAGAAATCGAAGAACGTACAAAACAAAAATTATGTCAAAGAGTTGAAGAAGATAAACTTGCTGCTAACGAAAGACATATTCAATTATTTAATGAATCTTTAGACGTTATCCAAACTTTATTAGACCAATATAAAGATGAACTATTGCTCGGAAAAGCTAAACCTAGGGCTTCAGCTTACAATATGGATTTGATTATGTCCGGTATTTCTAAAGCTCAAAAAGGTTTAAGAGTTGCACTTGGTATGGATGAAAACGGAGATTTACAAGTAAATCAACCAGAAGTTTTAACTATTGAAGGTTTAGACGAGAAAAAAATCTAATGGAATATATTGTTGAAAAAGAAAACAAAAAAATAAAATTATCTAAAGAAGAAATGGGAAATATCGCTAATCGTATTGTTAGTGATTTTAGAAGTTATAACGAATCTCGAAGTTCAAATTTAGTTAAAGCAAATAATCTCATAAAAGAAATCTTTTTCAAAGCTGATTTATCTAAAGAAACTGATAAGTCAAAAAAATGGAAGTCTAAAGTTAAGATGTGCAAATTATTCATGTACTTTCAAACATTTAAGGCTTTTATTTGGAAAAATACTTATTCCGGCATCAATTCTATGTTTGATGTTTCTGGAGAATCTTTAGAAGCTGATACAAATGCTAATAAGCAAAAAGCTATGTTGGTGGATATTCTTGAAAAAATGAATTATTCACAAATCTGCGACAAAGTTATTGATAATGCTTTGTTATACGGAGAATTAATAACTTTTACAACGTGGAAAACAAGAAAAGAAGAATATCGCCGACCAATAAAGTTTTTTGAAACATTATTTGAAGGTAATTTAGCTAAATTAGCTAAGGTTATACATGCTAAAACTAAAGGAAAAAACTTTTTTATTGATGAAAAAACTATATATGATAATCCCTATGTTATAGCAGTAAGCCCTTCTGATTTTGTTTTTGATGTTTCTCAGATAGAAGATTTTGATAATGCACCCAAAATTTACAGGAGTTGGAAAACTCCGGAAGATATTATAAATAACGAGTGTTACAACGTATCAAAAGAAGTAGCTGAATCTCTTAGAAAAATGATTACAAGAGAGCCAAATATTTCTGATATTGCGAACCAATCTGATGATGCTTTAAGAGATAAACACCAAAATAATTCAACTATTGAAGTCTTAGAACATTGGGGAAACTTTACACTTCCTAATGGTAAAGTCTTAAAAAATTGGCACGCAGTAGTTGCCGGTGGAAAATATTTAGTAAGATTTGAGAAAAATAAATATGTTATAAATCCATTCACTTACGGAACTTTTTTGCAAGATCCGGAAACAAAAAGAGGTATAAGCCCTTTGTTTTCAGTATTGGATTTAGCCCACGTTCAAGAGAATCTGCTTAATAAAACTGTCGATATGCAATCTTTGACAGAAAATCCCCCACTATTGTGTCCTAAAGATTTTTTTGATGATGATGAAATAGAACTCTATCCTGGAAAGATAATCACATACGATCCTCAACTATATACATCAAGTAGCATTAATCCTTTAACTTTTTCTACGAATATTTTTATTGCAGATATTACATTTTTATCTGATTTAATGAGTGAAATCTCCGGCATATTCCCTAATATGATGGGTGCTGAAGAAAAAGGAAATAAAACGGCAACAGAGATTTCAGTTAAAACACAAGGTCAAACTACAAGATTATCAATGGTTTTGGATATTATAAACCAATATTTTATTATTCCGAGTATAAAAAATATTGCAAAACTCTGTGCTAATTTCAAATTTGGAATTGAGAATATATTTTTAAACAAGGATAATAATCCGGAAAATGTAGTTATAACAGATGAAATAAGACAAGCAGAATATCGCTATACATACTCTGATAGAAATTCTATGACGGAAAGATTTAGCTTTGCCGATATGGTAATTTTAGCCGTTGAAAGATTTTCTAATCATATTTCTTTAGATGTTCAGTCGATATTTGTTTGGTATATGGAACAAAAAGGGGTAGAAAATCCGGAACGATTTTTACAGGCAACTCAACAAATTCCTATTGAAGTGCAACAAGTTCTATTACAAAGACCGGAAGTTCAACAAATGGTACAGGGTGCTATTGATGCTAAAAAAGCAAATAGCAACCCTGTATCAGACAAAACCCCACAAGAAGAATTAAATAGCTTAATGGCACAAGTACAATGAAAAACAAAGATATTTTAATAGAAAAGTATGAATTAATTTGTTCTGCCGAGTATCAGAAAATTAGACAATTCCAACTAGAAAATATTTTGAAATTATCGAACTCCGAAACGGAGCCGTTAATTATTAAGGGAATGTTGAAAACTATTGCTGATACTGATAAATGGGAATCTGACTTTTTTACGGCTCAACGACAAATTACAAAAAAATAAGGAGTTTATATGGATGAAGAAATGAATGGGGCTATGGATAATAGTCCTTCTTTAGATGAGCAAATTCAAAGTATCTTAGATGAAAATCAGTCTGAAGAAACAGAAACACAGGATTTAGAAAACAATGAAGAAACAAAAGAAAATCAAGAAACCCAAGACGGAGAATCAGAATCAAAGGAAGAAAATACAGAAATTCCTAAAGATTTTCTCAATGATGACGGGACAGTAAAAGTTCAAGATTTATTAAAAGCCTATGAATCTTTAAAACCATTAGAAGCTGAGAAAAGTAATTGGGAACAAGAAAGAATAGAGTTTCAAAAACAAACCGAAAGGCTAAGACAACTACAAACAGAAGAACAAGCAAAAGCATTTCAGCTTGGATATAATTCTAAAGAAGAATTAGATTTAGCACTACAAGTTGCATCAGCACAGGCAGAAGAATTTAAAAAATATCTATATTTAGTTCAAGAGCCGGATAAAGTTAGAGGTCTTTTGGCTTTATATGCTCAATCCCCAACAGATGATTTATTAGCTCAAATAGAAGATGAATTTAATGTTGATGTTGTAAAACACGTTTCAGTTTTTGGCGAAAGAATACGAAATCAACTTATTCAAAACCAAGAAGCTCAAAGATACCAAACAATAAGACAGGAAGCTGAAACCTTTGTTAAGAACTCTGTAAAAGAATTTCCGGAGTGGTTTAAAGTTCCGGAGTTTAGGAATTTCTTTGCTGATGCTTTGCGAACAAAAGGCGATATGTTCTTAACGTCTGAATTTGTTAAGCATATAGAAAATCTAAGAGAGTATTTTAAAAAAGAATTTCTTGCTGAACAAAATGCAGATTCTGAAAACGAAAAAGAAAAAAATACTCTGAAAACTCTTAGCCCTCAATCTTCAAAAGTTGTTTCTATCACAAAGAAGGTTGAGGATTATACCCCCGAAGAATTAGAAAAAGCGATTAGTGAATTAGTATAAGGAGATAAAATATGTCAGATGAACAACTAATGATAACTACCTTTACAAAGGCATACAATAAATATGTCTATGATGAAATGGTAATTGGACAACTTGCTCATACCGAATTAAAAGATGGTGTAAGAACAGGAGCTGAAGTTGATGTTATTATGCCAGCTATGGTAAATCTTTTTGACTATACCGGTGGAGATTTAAAAGATGCCGAACTTACAAATACTACTACTGCAAAAGTAAAATTTGATAAAGGTAAGGCTTTCCACTTTGAAGTTGATGAAGTCAAAAAACAACAAATAGCTAATGCTCCAGACTTGAAACAAAAAGTTGAATTAGCAAAAGAATATTCTTCAGATGCTATTAAACAATTTGCGGCTGCGGTTGATTCAGCTTATGGACAACTTTACACTAGAGCCGGACATTATTTAGCTGATACTGCTAACGCAGCTATTCCACTTGATGCTGATTATGCTAAAGAAATTCTTGCGTATATGCAAGCTGAATTTCAACGTGGAGATAGAAAAGGTCATACAAATTGGATTGACGGACAAATGGTTGCCGTTGTTCCACCGGAGTATCAGTTCTATCTTGGAAAACTTGATGAACTTAAATATGTGGAATCCGGTCATAAGAAAATAGCAAAAGGCTATATCGGTCAGCTTTGTGGTTGGGATATTGTTGTTTCTAACAACGTAGCAAGTGTTAAAGAAAACGACCAAATTACATATTATCCGTTATTTGGTATTAAAGGTAAAACTCTTGCCGGTGGTATTTCTAAAAACTTAAATATGAAAGACTATATGCCGGAGAAAAACTTTAACACTAGATACAAAGGCTATGGTCTATATGGTGTTGGAGCTCCAAGAGCTGATTTCTTAGGAACTGTTAAGATTACTGCTCCTTTAGCATTGTCAAAAAGAGCTGCTTAAAAAGAAAGGATTAATTAATGGCTAGAGATATAATTTCAATTCAATATCCGGTAATAGAAAACTCTGATTCTGCCGGAGTTTTAGTTGTAACTCCTCAAACTGTTAGTATTGCAAATGGTATAACATTAGAAAATGCTATGAATTGCTTGAATAATACTTTGTTTATTTCAATCACAAACACTTCTTCTTCTGATTGCACACTAACAATAAAAAATGGAGATAAGTTCCCTAACGCAATGTTAGGGGATTTACTCCTAACAATTGCAAAATCAGCAACTACTGTTTTACAAATTCAAGATCCGGCTAGATTCATTAACAAAGACGGAGCCATTGATATTGATTTTGGTACAGGATTTGCCGGAACAATTTGGGCTATTGGTAAGAAAGTTGGGTTATAAGGAGAAACTATGACAGATATTAGATTTATTCCTACCGGCATAGTTTTTTCTTTGCCGGAAGAAGAAGCAACTCGTATTGTCCTCGAAGATAGGGGAAATTATGAAGTTATCAAAGGTTCTATCAAAGAAAAACCAAAAGAATCAACGACTAAAAAGTCTGTAAAAGAACTTGTAGTTGTTGATGAAGAAAGGGAAAAACTGATTGAAAAAGCTAAGTCTTTGAATATCGGTGGAAACCTTAAAACAATGAAACTTGAAACGATAAAAGAAAAAATAGCAGAAAAAGAAGGGAAAGCTGATTAATGACTTTGACATTTCTAAGCATATATAACGATGTAGCCGGACAGGCTTGGTCTATGTATGATGGAGATGCCGAAAGCTCCGAAGAAATGGAGAGTGCTTTAAAATCTTCAATAAATAAAGCACTCTCTGAACTTTGGTGTTCTTATCCTTTTCCGTTCAGAGTTAAGGAGTTGAATTTTTCAACAAAAATAAATGTTGCAGACTATTCAACTCCTAATGGTAATATCCTTAAAAAAAGTGTAAATGGTAATCAAGTTTATTCTGTTCGCATTGGAACAAATTATCTTCAGTTCATTGATAATTACGAAACACTTGAACCCAAAACAGGATTGCCGACAAGTTTTACTATTAAAAATGATTTAATTTATTTATATCCAACTCCAGACAATATCTATCCTGTTAGTGTTGAGTATTTAACTCTTGCTATTGGAGAAAGTGATTTTGGAGATGCGATTTATACCCTTGAAAATGATAATGATTCTATTAATATTCCGGAAAAATACGAAACTATTTTTAAAAATGCACTTATAACTAAATCAATGCTTTATGCTATTGCATCAGAAACAGATGAAAACTATTCGGGGTATAAAGAACAGTTTGCAAAGGCTTATAAGATTTTATTAAACTATACTGCCGGAATTAACAGAGAAAAACGTGTAACGTGGTAGTTAAGCTGTTTCTCTTAAAAACAAATCTGTTGCTTCATCAATAATAGAATTAATACTTTTCCCTGTTGATTTAGCTCTTTGAGCAAGTTTATAATGTTTTTCAGATGTAGTTCTATAAGGAATTTGTCCTTTGTAATCTGAAGGTTTTAAAGGCTCTGGTATTTTATAGCCAGCTTCAATACAAGCTGAAACATAAGAAAACAAAGCATCTTTAATTTCTTTTGTTGCTTCCTCAATAGTTTCTCCATCTGCAACACAACCATTTAATTCTGCTATTGTTGCAACATAACATTGATCTTCAATAGACCATTCAAAACGATATGTCCAATTTAAGTTCATATAGTAATCAATATTGTTTGTCATTTAAAATAGCCTCCTTAATTAGTCTTATAAGATACTTTTTTAAAGGTTTTTGTGTTTTAACTAATGTTATAATTTGATTTTGTGATTTAGTAAACGTAATATGAGAACTCCCACCTTTTGGCGACCTTGCGATATAACCTAAACCTATCAAAACTTTTTCAGCCTCTTGATAAGTTATGTCCTTTTCTTCAAGGATTTTCTGTATAAGTTTATCATATTGTGTCATACTTAAATGATATCATATTATGATATCATTTTCAACCCCTATTAAAAAACAAAAAAGGTAGCTCCCATTTAAGCATTGTTAAGAGGCTTGAGCTACTCTAACAACATAATAATATCATATTACTCCTAAATTTCAATAGAAATAATTATTCTTTAATATAAAAAATGGCGAGGAAATTGCCCCGCCTGTGACAGACCTAGTATTACTATGTAATACCTCAATCTAATA